CGCTGTACTCGAATTTTGCCCGCACAAGTCAAAGTTTGTGGAAGGGAAATCCCTTAGGTCACACCCTATCGCCCCGTTGTCCTGCTGCATCCTCACATTGGACGCTCCGGGGTAGTAATTGGTATCCAGCCCGTTGAGGCCGCTGGTGGCGGTGCGCTGGAAGCCGTAGTTCGCCGTGAACACCGTCTCCCCGCTGGTGATCTGAAAGGTCCCCGGGGCTATCCAGTTGATCTTGGCAAAGTCCTCGCTTCCGTCGGTGAAAAAGTTGTAGAACAGGTCCAGCTCCTCCCAGATGCCCGCGTCAACGAGTGCGGCCACCAACGCGTTCTGCGCGTCCTGCTGGGCTGCGCTCGGTAACGTGTACCCCTGTGAGGTGGCATAGTCCAGCACCGCCTGATACTCCGGCAGCACGATCTCCCCGCCGCCCTCGGTGGCCGCCAGCAGAAACTTTGACCCCTGCGTTACCACGCCCCACCGGGGCGGCAGCGTGTAGGTGTTGATGACATCCTGCAAAGTGGCCTCATCGGAGCAGATCACTCCGTTGACCGTTGCAAGCGGGCTTATGACGTGCTTTCTCATTTGCGTATGATCGTATACTTCCCTCCCTTGTCCAGAGCAAAGAGCACCGCGCCCAGCGCAGTACCGCGTATCCAGGTGATCCGCCCGAAAGAGCAGACGTAGCGGAACGAGTTGCCCAACGACTGTGCAGCCTCGGCGGCCGACTCATCGGCATATACGTTCACCGTAGCCCCCGCGTCGATGGTCTTAAGGTAGTCCTCCAGAGCCTTGGGGCTCTCGAAAGTCAGCACCTGCACGGGCGTAGCCAGCACCGGAGCGGCTACAGGAGCCCCAGTCACCGCGATGAAGTGCCCGCCTTTGACCTCCACGGCTTCGACCCCGGCGATCGTCCCACTGGTGCTGAACACCAGCAGCAGGGCGTTGCCACCGCCAGCGGCCACCACCAGCAGCTTACCCGCCGGCGGGAACTCCAGCAGGTACAGGCCCTCACTCAGGTCGTCAACCAGGTGCACCTCGGATGAGGGGTCAAACCCCTGCAGGTATGCCTCAAGGGCTCGCGAAGATAAATGTCTTGTTACAGCCATTCGATCCAGTTTATACTCCCCCGGCACGCACACGACCCCGAAGCGAGTCGGGCAAGGTACTCACGGGAGACCCATCCGGCTTGTCCCTTCTTAAGGAATCCCGACGGGGTGACAATATCCCTTTTCGCTCGTATATGAACCGCTTGTACTTCACGCGCTCCACCCGCACCCGGTGCGTACAGCCCCCTAACAGCACGATCAGAATCCATACCTTCCACACGTTGAAGCGTTAAAGAAGTTCAGCGAAGAGTTCTTACTCGGCCTGCCGCCCAGCTCATACTCCGGGTAGTCCCCGCTGCGCTGGGCCATGAAGTCGTAGAACTGCCCTTCCAGCCGGATGGCCTCCGAGTAGGCGGCCTGTGATGCCGTCGACACCTCCCGTGCGCTCAGGTTCTCGCTGGTCTCGGCGGCAACCTTGCGCTGGACCCCCCCGCGCGTGAGGTGCAGGGCGTTGTTGTCAACAAGGTACGCATACGTATAGGCCGCCAGCAGCGGCTTGACGCCGGGATACTCCCGCTCGTAGTTGCTCCCGTCCTTGTACAAGTCCCCGTTGAGGAGCTTGTCAAACCGGTCACCCGACACCAGCGGGGCGGATTTCAGGGCGTGGTAGAGCTCCGGCCCCAGTATGGACTGCAGGCTGTTCTGTTCGGCCCGCAGCTGGTAAGGGTCGTAACGCGAAGCGTCAAGGTTGACCGATACAGGCCACCATATGGAGATCTCACTCTGAGTCAGCAGCGTCATCGGTAGGGGGTTCTGTGGTTTGCGGTTGCTCGGGCATCTCTGCCCCCTGGAAGGTATAGCCCTGCGGCACGATGGGGCCCAGCTCCACAGGGGATACCATATTCTCCCCGATGGCGTTGAAGACCCGCGACCACCAGGTGCGACGCGACTCCGTACGCACGTTGAAGTACCGGTAAGCCTCCTCGATCTCCGCCTGGTTGAAGAAAGAGTTCTCAGGCATGATGCCCAGCAGGCTGGGAGGTATGGCCATGCACTGCACGATACGGTTGACCGTGGTCTTGTTGGTGTTCTCGAAGAGCCGGTCCTGATTGTTGGCCGGGAACTGCTCGAGCACCTCCCCGTCATAGCCGTCCGGCACCTCCCACACGTGGACGCTGTTGGCGTTCTCGGCACCCCGCATGGTGGAGACCATCTGGGCGATCCTGCGCCGCTCCTCGTTGTCGGCGATCTTGCCGTGGTGCTTGAGGATGGTCGCGCCCTGAAAGCCGTTCTGTACGCCAGCCAGCTCGAAGATCTGGATCTCCGAATTGGTCTGCGCGCTCTCCAGCACGCTGTCCAGCGTGGCCAGCGGGTAGACCGTCTCCCGGGGCGTGATGTAGTGCAGGAACCCGTTGAAGGGTCCGAAGGTCTCCGCATCCCAGGAACGCAGGATCTCCTTAGCCTCCTGTGCGCTCCCCGGCCAGAGCGGGTACACCAGAGGCTTTGGCCGGAGGTTCACCGGCAGCTGCTCCTCCCAGTCGATGCTGAACTTTGCGTACTTAATCTCATAGGTGTCCTTGGTAGGGATGCCCAAACGGACATACTTGAAGTCCACCGGCGTGATCTCTGCGATCTGGCCGGAGAGAGCCACATCATAAATCAGCGCCGCCGAATTGTACAGCGGCGCATCATTGTCGGTGATGAGTTTGAGCAGCTCGTTGAAGGTGAACTTGCCAGCCTCCGTCTCCCCGTTCTGGTCAAAGCCGCTGCCGTTGATGAAGTCGCCCGTCACCACGATGGCACTCTTTGCCACCGGGGAAGAGTTCACCACACCCTCCACCCGCTGAGGGTAAAGGTTGTCAACGCCATAGAGCAGGATGTCATCCCGGTAAGAGACGCTGACGGGTAGCCGCTTCATGTACGGCTTCATAGTCAGGCAATGCTGGTGCGTTGTCTGGGGGGAGCCGGGGGCTCCTCCGAAAGGTAGTTGCTGCGTACCACGCCCACCCCGCTGGTGATGCGGTCGAAGATCTCCACGTGTTCGGGGAGAGCCTCACCCGATACGATGCCCACGCCGGGCAGATGCAGCCTGCCGGTCCAGTACAGGCTACTGCTTGTCTTTGTCTTTTTTGCCATTGTCTGACAAGTTAGCCAAAAGTTTGGCAATCTGCGGGTACCTGGCCGCAAGGGCCTTGATCTCCTCCCGTGAGGTCTGGTCGGTGATGCGCAGGCCCAGCGAGCGTATCTCTATCAACGTCTTCATGGTGCAGGGGTTAAGAGTGCGTCAACCAAGGCCTTGGTGGTGGCGTAGTCGGTGAGGAACCAGCTCTGCGGCATCTTAGGCTCTTTGCCCTCGGCCTCCGGGGTCACCAGATTGATGGTAAAGGCCCCGTTGGTCTCCTGGTCGGCAGGCAGGCGCGTGATCACGGTGGCCTCCATGCCTACGTTCAGGCCGTAGACCTCGAAGATGCTGTTCTCGTTGCCCACAGCGTTCTTGTTCTCCACCACGGCGAAGAGCTTGCCAAGGGCCATCTTCTCAAGGTTGTCCTTAACAGCCTGGCTGATCTGGAAAGCCAGAAAGTTCACCATGTGGTTGTAACCCACCGACACGGTCCCCGGTACAAGCTCGTAACTGGGATTGAGCGACTGGCGTACCCCCTGGTACACGTAGGCCGACTTGCCCGACTTGAGCGTGATGCCCTCGATGATGGTCGTATTGGTGGTGTTGTAGCTCACCGCCTCGATGTCGTCCAGGTTGCCCAGGATGAGCCTCTGGTTGACGCCCGGCACTATCGGGCTGTCACAGTCGTAGTCGGTGCCCGCTGTGATGCCCCCGCAGGCCGAGGCCGTAAACTGAATGCCCAGCATGCGTAATCTCTCAATGATGTCTTTCATGGCAGTACTTTGTCCATATTTCGTGAAGCCCCCCTTGTGTGGGGGTTTACCAGATCGGTGCCCGCAGCGTTCCAGAGGGCATCCCATGCCGCCGTGTTGACCGTGACGACCCCCGTGGGGCTCACGTCCAGCAGGCGCGTTACGTCCCGCAAGGGGTGGTGCGGGTCCTTGACAGGAGCCGCCACACCCGCGACGGTATCTGCCCATGCCAGCGTCAGAGCCGAAGCCACCGCGTCCAGCTGGGTCTTGATGTTAGCCTTGGTCTTGAGAGCCATTATACGGGAGCATAACGTACGATCTCCGAACCGATGGCGTAGTTGACGGCGAACTTCAGGGCCATCTTGATGATGAAGTTGTCGCTCTCCGGGCGGTAACGCTCAATCTTGACGTTCTCCGAATCACTCTCCGCGTCCACCCCGGCCCACAGGTTGGAATCCCTGCCGGCTGTGGCCTTGGCCACCAGCACGTACCCTGCCGGGAAGCCTGAATAGTAACGGATCTGACGGCCTGCGAAACGCTCCTCTCCTGCGTCCCCGATGTTGGGACCCTTGAAGTCAAGGGCACGGGCGGCCTGCAGGTACAGGCGGTAGTCGCCGGTGTTCATGTGGAATACCACGGTAGGGTCCTCCCAGATGGAGGAGGGGATAGCCGCCTCGGTGGCTTCCAGCACGCTGATCACGTTGGCCGCCGTGATGGCTCCCAGCGTGGTCACATCGATCACCGAAGCGTCAGCCCCGGTGAGCTTGATGAACCCGTCAAAGAAGCGCAAGGGGCTGCTGCTGCCCGCGGCGGTGTCACCCTGCCATACGAGCTTGCCCAGCTGCTTGCCCACCGTCTTGGTGGCCTCCATAATGAGGGCCGACTTGATCTTGGGGTTGTCGACTTTGTCCACGAGCGGACCCACCGGCTGGAAGGGCCTCCACACGTGCTCGAAGTGACGCGGGTTGACCTTGTCCAGGAACATCATGTCCGCCGGGGTGATGGTGTTCTCGCTCCATGTGAACGCCTCGGCGAACACCGAAGGATCTGCCACCGACTCGGTGAGCACATCGTCCAGGGTGGTTAGGATCGGGATGGACAGCTTGTGTGTCACCCCCGGCTCCATATACAGGGAGCCCTTCTCTACGGCTTCATTGCCGAGTTTGATGGCCGTCATGATCGCATCGGCGACCTCACCGTTATAGTTCGAGGTGATGTCCACCGAAGGACCGGCGGCCGTGAAAGTCATCGGGTCATAGGCCCGGAGCAGTCTGATAAGGTTTCTCATTGTGCTTTGATTCTGGTTTTCTCGTCAATTTTCGCCATCTCCGCACGGTGACGGGCGTAGGGGTCCACGTATGCGCTGCCGATGTTGAGCTTGGAAGCCTCATTCACGAAAGGCTTACGCCCAAAGGAGCGCACGGACTTCTGCGTGGCCACCAGCTCGGCGGCCAGTGACTCAACGTCCTGACCGTTCTTGACGACCGTCTCGGCCACCGTGGTGATCAGGTTCTTGAGCTCGGCAATCGAGCGGTTCAACGCCTCGATCTTCCCGTCAGTACTGGATGCGGCTTCCTTCTCACGGAGCTCACCGGTAACCTGCTCCAGCATCGCGTTGATGCGCGTGATGTCCTGGTCGGTTAACGTCTGGCCGGTAACGGCCGTGAGCTCGTCACGGACCGCTACAAGGAATTCCTGCACCTGCTGATCGGAAAGTGAGGAGAACTGGCGACCGTTTAACGCCTTGGTCACGGCGGCACTTACTTGCTCGAGAGTGATCTCGATTTTGCCCCCTTGTGCCAGGAGGCGTTTTAGTCGTTGAAGGTGGTTCATATCGAAACTTTTGGATTGTGCTGCTATCTTGGTCACGTCAGTGATCTTGTTCACGATCCGGTCCACGAAGCCGTACTCCATGGCCTCCTCGGGGGTGAACCAGGTTTCCTCCTCCATCATGGCGGAGAGCTTCTCCCGGCTGACTTTCCTGGAGCCCCTCTTCTGGTTGCGGTCATAGTAGGCCTCCAGCAGCAGGGCGTTGATCTTCTCCAGAATCTCTATCTGGGCGGCCAGCTGCTCGGCGTTGCCCTCGGCGACGGTGGAGGCCTTGTGTATCATCGAGAGCGAGAACTCGCTGGCCTCGATCTCGTCACCGGAAAGGACGATGAGGGTGGCGATGCTGGCGGCGATGCCGTTGATCTGGAAAACCTTCTTGGCCGCCGGCAGCTGCTTGATCTCGTTGTAGATCTCAAAGCCCGTCAGCACCGAGCCACCGGGGGAGGATATCTTTATGAGCAGCTCCTCCTGCGGACTAACCCCCGCAAGGAGCTCCCTCACACTGTCCAGCGTCATATCGACGCCTACCACTCCGTTGAGTTTGATCTCCCTCATCGGGAGCGAAAGTAACTCCGTAACACCCCTCGGAGTATCAGGCGGCGGCGAATCTTGTAAACCGCTTGGCGACTGATCCGGTAGTGGTCGGCCACGATCGCCGGAGCCATGCCCGCCTGCAGGGAGTTCACCACGTTGATCAGGCGCACCTTCCCCGCCGACAGAACCCCAGCGCGGTACAACTCGTCAATGGTCGCGGCGTCGATTTTCATAACGTTTCAAGTACCACACAGCCCACAGTAAGTACAACAGCACCCCCGCAAGGATGCCGGAAAGGAATAGTATCATCGTTTCTTTCGTTTAGTGAATCTCTGGCGACGCACGGCCACGTCCTGGTCGGTCTTTATCAGGCGCAACAGGGTCATGGCAAATTCATACTCAAGGTGGAAGATATCATCATGGGTGTAGGCCGGGTATCGCCTGACGAGGTTGTCGATCCAGACGAGCTTTCCGGCGAACGCGTAGTCGTCCCCGATAACCGCCGCATCCTCGGAGAGCTCAGCAGGGGTGATGCGACTTTGATAATACGCCTCAATGTTGCGGAGGCGGCCAGAAAATGCGACGCGGTGGCGAACCCCTCCACGGCCGCCGTGTTTCGTAGCATCTTCTCCACGGCCGGTACCCGCAGGCGGTCGAACCGGGTGCGGTCCACCAACGGCTGAAAGTACGTGGCCAGTATCGGTATAACCGTTTCCCGCAGGTCAGCAGCCTTGGCCAGTATCTGGCTTACCATGATGCCCTGCCCGAGCGACTCCTGCTCGATCTTAGGCACCGGGTAGGGCACGCCCTGAATGACCAGGTGCGTGGGCGGAGCTATCTTATCCCAGTCCGGCGGGGAGTACACGAAGGCCACAGCCTGCAGAAGTTCGTCCTCAAACTCGGGGCTCACAGCGGAGACGTCCCGCCCGGCAAGCACGTTGAACACCTCCAGCGCAGTAGGCTGCTCAATGGCCTCCAGGTCGATGAGGTGACCCAGCACCATCTCGTTCCAGGACTCCGGCAGGGTGAGACGCTCCTTGCGCCCGGCGATCTCGATCAGGTAGGTCTTCATCGGCGGGCAAGGTTCTCTACTACGGCAAGGTTGTTCTCCGCCCGCCGCAGATGCTCGATAACCAATACAGGGCGCGACTCCCGGCTGGCGGCCCGGATCGTCTGCCCCAGTGTGGCGAACATGTCGTCGGTGCGGCTGGCGACCAGGCCCCCGTCGGCGAACTTGGTGTTGATCTTCTCCAGCAGCGGCAGGAAGCGTGCCGTGGACCGCCGGTTGACGATGAACTCGCCGCCCTCGGCCTCGAAGCCCAGACGGCCGCCGATGCCGAACTTCACCCCGCCCTGATAGTGGCGGCGGCCTTCGATCATCCCGCCGCTGCGGGCCGGGACCACGCCGCCGGAGGCGAACTGCATCTGCGAGTCGGCGGCCTTCATGTCGTTGATCTGTTTGGCCGTCTGGAAAGCCACCAGCGCGGACTGCCCCAGCTTGAGGAGCACCGGACCGGGCTGCTCCCACACGCGCAGGATGGCCATCGCCGCCGCACCCATCGCATCCAGGATACGGTTGGAGGAAAAACTCTTGATGACATCCCCGGCAAGAGAGGCGTAGTCCGACAGGGCCCCCATCTCCTGCTTGCTGGCGTTCACGGAGGCTTTGGATGCGGCCAGCGTGGTCTGCCAGAGCTTCTCCTGCGCCTCGTCGAGCTGCTCGGTGATATCCACGTTGCCCGCCATGATCGCCTGTGCCTCTTTGTCCAGCACGGTTTTCTCCCTGAGCAGATCGATAGCCTTGGCGGCGGCCTCCTCGTTTTTCTGCTGGGTATAGTCAGCGTTCTCCTGCGCGCGCCTCTGCCTGTCGGCCTCCTCCATGAATCGCCTCTTCCGCTCCTCCTGTAGCTCCTGCTCGATGCGCCGCTCCTCGGCGATCACGGCCTTGCGCATCTCAAGAGCGATGGCGGCCTGCTCGTTTACGTCTTTGGCAACCTGAAACTCCGCCGACAGCCGCTCCATGTTGAGCTTGTGAAGCTCTGCTGCCGAAGCCCCTTCGGCCTTACGGATCTCGTAGAGCTGGCGGGCCTGCGTGAGGGCGTCCTGCATGGCTTTGTTGCGTGCCAGGATCGCCTCCCGCTCCTGCTCGTGCAGCCGGATGGACTCCGCCAGCCCCGGGGCCACCAAGTCGAGTAAGTCCATCCACAGGCCTTTAACCCACTCCAGGGCCTTGCCGATGCCGTTCATGACGGCGTTGCCAACGTCCACCAGCCCCTTCTCCATGAAACTCAGCTCCTCGGTGGACTTCTCGCGGAGCTCCATGAACTTGCCCGTCAGCTTGCCCAGGATGAGGATCAGGGCCCCGATGCCGGTGGCGGCGATGGCGGCGGCAGTACCCTTGCCGAAGGACTTTGCCGCGCCCTCGGCTCCCTTGAAGCCCTTGCTCACATCGCGCAGGCCGGGGACCATATTGCCCAGCAGCTTGTCCACCGAGTCAAGACCCTTGCCGAGTTTGAGCATGGACTTCTGCGAGGCCTCGCTCTGCTTCTGCTGCTCCTCCTGAGCATGGTCCAGCTTTTCCGTTGTCTTGGTGGCCGAGTTGACCGCCTGATTGTACTGCGAGGTGTCCGCCTTGAACACACTGAGCACCTCTTTTACTATGTCACTCATACGCTTTCAATTTTATCCGCATCGAAGGCCTCGGCCAAAGCCAGCAACTCCACTTCCGTGGACTCATCTTCTCCGTCATACTGGTTTATCGCCTGCACGTAGAACTCCGAACCGAGTTTGTCCACATATACCGAGGTGGTGAAGTCGTACTGGTACACGTCATCGTCAGTGAGTTTGAGCCACGCCCGCACCAGCTGGTACTTGTTCATGGCCCCCAGCCAGATGAGAAAGTAGTTCTTCAGCAACGACTCCCACTCCAGCCCCTCCGGGGAAGTGGTCGGCCCGGTGAAACGCACTTCCCTGTGCGCGCTGACGGCGGCCGTGCCGTTACGACCCCGATAGGTCAGCGGCGTAGTCACCGACCCGGAGGGCACAAAGCCAATGCGAGGGGTCAGGCTGTTGGCCGTGATGACCACCACCTGCCAGGTGGATCCGCTGAAATTCGGCAGACCGCCTCCGCCGGGGACGAAGACGGTCACCAACGTGGTGGAGTTTATAGCCGTCACGTAGTAAGTCACGGCAAGGTCGACGATGAAGATATACGAGCCCACTGACAGTTTGTGCGGGTCGGTGAATGAAATAGACGTGCTGCCACCTCCGCCGTTACGCGATGCCGTGCCGTTGCCGTCACGGTACTCCACCTTCCAGCGGGGTACGAGCATACTGACCACGGCGGCGAAGGTCACGTCACGCGCCCCGGCAAAGAGCAACTGAACGGCAGTAGCCGTCGCGGGCAGCACCTCGTTGTCGAACCGCACCACAGCATCCCCCGACGTGGGGGAAGGGGAAAAAGAATCGTTGGAGTATTTGAAGTAAGTGTCTCGCCCGAACTTGGATTGGAAGTTCAGCTGGTAGCCCGGCCGGGTGTCCAGACGGCTGCTCCAGTCCACCCGGTCGCTGACCGTCAGGCGGTCGAAAGCCATGAGTCGCAGCACCCCGTCACGGGTGGTAACGATGAGGTTAGCCATCTTGGATACCTGCGTGAACAAATCCAGCTGTGACATCTCCGGCAGCGACCGGGCTACGTCAATGGTCTGCCCCTCCACGAAGTCCTCGCTGACGGTAACGCCAAACACCGCCCCGGCCCGGACGGTAACGGCGACCGATGCGCTGCTGACTCCCACCCTCCACGTAGTAGGCTCGTATATCTCAAGATTTTCAAAGCCAACGTCAAACTCAAGGTCATTCACCCCGTCGGACACCTGCTGAACGCTAACGCCCTTCCCCGCTTGGTTCCCTATCCCCACCAACACGATCGCCCCGTTAAGCGGGGCAAATACACGCATCTTTGTCGTGGCGGAAAACTTCGCCGGGCCGGGATAGGTGAATATCCCCGTTGCCGGGTTGTAGTACCCCGCCTGGTTACCGGATTCTACAACGTCGAAGATAACCGTCACGTCACTTACAGGAGGCGCACCGGAATTAAAGTCCGCCGACAGGCTGGCCACAAAATCCGGCGGCACTGAGATGAGTTGCTTGGGTTCCAACACGGGCAGCACCATGCGCTGGAAGAAGTCCGAGGTCGGGTGCAACGTCTGCACCGTGATCCCGGCTTCCTTGAACATCTGCTGAAGGATGGTGTAGATGTATACCGAGAAATGCGTGTAGTTGATGTCCACCTGTGAGACCATCAGGTCAACCCCGTAGTTCACCGGGGCGAACAGCACCCCGGTAGTGTTGTCGGCGCGTGCGGCGGCTTCGGTGGCGGAATAGACAAAGTTGTAGGCCGACAGATCCAGATCGCGGATTGACCCGCCGAAGGCAACGCCGCCCTGCCCGGCGATAAAAGCCACGCGCATCGTGCCGGGCATCTCCGACCCCGGTGCGGTGATGTCCAGCAGGATCAGGCGGCTGATGCCAAACAGGTCGCGCCCGTTGATGAGCAGCTTACACTCCACGATCCTGTAGGGCAGGCGCGTATTGGAGGATACGGCGATGGCGTTCTCCACCAGCCCCAGGTTGTGGTCCGAGGCCGGAACCTCAAACGTGTTGGAGTAGTTGGAAATATATTCCCCGATGGACTCGGCCAGCGAGGCCTTAAAGTTCAGCGGCACGCGCGTGTCTTCAAAAAGCTCCAGCGTATCGTTGTCGAATACGATTTCAATCATATGGAGGAGTCAATGAGCCGCGGGTTGAAGCCTGCCGGCAGGCGCAACGTCAGGGCGAAGTTGACGTAACTGGTACGCGTGTCGAAGGCCGTGGTGTCAGAGGTAGGCACGCAGTAGGTCTTCACGCCGTTCTCGAATATGACGCTCACCGTCTTAGACCGCTTGACCTCATCGAGCCACGGGACCTCATCGAAGGGCACGAACTCGTCCGCCATCGACATACTCAACTGCACGCCCGACTCATCACGATAGATGTTGCCCTGGCTGTTTTCTATGTCGGGGTCGTACCGCTCGGTGATCGCCGGGGGCGTGTCGGAGGTCGCGCGCGTGAAGATCCTTCGTGAGAAGAGCCACTGGTCGAAGCCGCCCAGCGCGTTCTCCCACTCTACCACCACGAAGGGAGAGCAGGCCTGCTCCACACGCAGGGTCTTGATCTCGGTCAGGTAGTCGGAGGTGGAGGGGTTGCGCGTGATGGCCGCCTGCACGAAAGCCGTACCGGCAGGGAATATCCCCGGCTCAATGAGGAACGAATACAGCCCAGCCCCGATGGAGGCGGGCAGGTCCATCTGCCATTGCTGACCCTGCGCCTGCCCCAGATAGCGGCGGTTGTTGTCCAGAAATGTCAGCTGCACCACCGCACCCGAAGCCGAGAGCTCCGAGGAGGTGTCCACAGAGAAGGTGATACTCCGGCGCAGCGGCGAGGGAGCCAGTGCCAGGTTGTAGATGTCCCCCTGACCCAGATACCCGCCAAGGCCCGCGGGCAGACCCGACAAGTCGAAGTAGCCCACGGCCACAGCGGAGATGTATCCGGGGGTGCTGAACTGGCCGCCGACAAGACGCACGGGCTGGTTGATGCCAAACTCCGGGGGCACATTGGCCATGTACACGATATATGTGCCCGCGCCCGCCTCTTCGACCTTGGTGAACTCCCACTTGGTGGAGCTCAACGGTCCGCTAACAAGTAAGGGCTCCTGAAAGCGCGTATGAAACAGGCCCGGAGCAAGCGCGGCCGAGGCGGTGGCCACACTCAGGCCGCAGAAGTCTACGGCGATGTTGTCGCCCTCGGCTCCTTGGAAGCGCAAGCCCAGACGGGAGCGGGCCGTGGTGATGTTAAGGTCAAGGGAATAGGAGAGCTGCTCGGCGGTGGTGCGGAACTCGGTGACGGTGGCCAGCACATCCACGGTGGGCAGCGCATCGAAGGCCACCACCTGCATGGTGAACTGACGCAACGAGGGAGCGATGACCAGATACATGGTGCGCGTGCCCACCGGCAGGGAGAGGGTCTGGTAGAGCACCTCCATGTCGTGGACCTGTCCGAAAAATTCCACCGTCACGTTCACCGTACCGTCGCCGCTGTATACGCCCATGCGCAGGCCAAGCCGACCGGCGAGAGCTTGCGGGAAATCCTTGACAACCTCGTAGAGGTGTACTCCGGGCGCGAAGGACTGGTAGAACAAACTTAAAGCCACCAGCTCCACGATTTGGTCGTACCGGGTGGAAAACGTGGTGATGATCGCCTCTACATCTGCCGCAACGGTTCCCGTGTTGTTGATCAACACACGCAGCTTCATCTTCTTGTCTCCGGCGGCTGCCTCCGCCGTGCCGTACTGGTTGAACAGGTAGTTGGCGTACTTGTCGAAGGTCCCCGCCGTGCCCACCGGGTTGAGCCCCACGGTAGCCCCGCTCCAGGCGGGCTGGGTGAGGTCTATGGAAGGAGCCGTGAGGATGAACGAGCGGCTGGGCCCGTCGTTGCGGATCTGGAAGAAGACCCCGTCGCTGTTTCCCGCCGGTATGGGCAGGACAAAACTCAGCGTCTGGTCTACAAGAAAATACTGCGTTGCCGACGCCCGGAGCGTGCCGGTCTTGTCATAGACCTCCATGGTGACGTCCCCGGCTCCGCCGCCGGTGGCAAACACGTTACAGGACACGTTAGCCCCCGCCGAGGCCAGCGCGTTGCTCTGCCCCAGCCGGTAGGTGCGCTGGGTGTTGCCCACCAGTGTGGTAGTCTGCGCCTGACCGTTGAACTTCCAGTCCACGCCGCCGCCGCCGGCGGGACGCTCCCATGCGTAGCCCGCCGTGGGGCTGGTGGAACTCTGGCCGCCGTCGATGTCAAGGAATGAAGGATTGATAAACCCCGCCGCCCGCTGGCTCCAGTAGGAGGAAATGCTTTTCAGGTACGGGTCGGTGACGCTGTTGAGGGCGAAGTCAGTGAAGGCTTTGTCGGAGCTCCACCCCCATGGCAGTTCGTCGCTGTTGATGGGAGAACTCAGCCACGGGTTGAGGCTGCCATCGAAGCCGGGATTGGCAAGCACCGGCAGGCCCGTCTCCAGCAGGACGGACTTGAGGACGTAGTCGATCATGTTGTTGCCATAGGCCTCACGTATGGCCCTGCGGGCGGCGATGCCAATGGCGTTCTCTTCGATGGCCGTGTAGGGGCCCTTCTGCACTACGTTGGAGGAGTCCAGCCAGGTCTCGCGGAACCGCATCTTGAACCTCCCGGCCGTGAGGTGCTCAAGGAAAGTGGGGGGCGTGAGCGGGGCGGGTATCTCACGGACGGCGTAGAAGAGCGAGCGCAGCTCACTCTGAATGTCGATGGTGCCCTCAAGATTGGGGCGCGTCTGCCAGAAACTGGTAGCCCTGCTGATCGTGTAGGTCGTCAGGTAGTCGTAGAGCTCTGTCTCCACCCCCAGATTGCGGTAGGCCGACAAGTCGGTGAAGTAGCCCGTGGCCGTGCCAAAGAAGCTGCCCGCTCCCGTCAGGTCGATGGAGGTGTTGGCCACGAAAGCCGACACGGTGCCGGTCTTGACCCCGTTGTAGGGCCCTCCGGCGAAGCGTACCTTGGAGCCTATGGCGATCCCTGCCGTGGAAGGGGTGGCCAGACGAAGTGTGCCCGCCGCAGGCTCGCTCACGGCAGTGAAGGTGCCCGTGTACTGGCGGAAGGTGTACCAGACGGGGTTCAGGTAGCCGACCGTGTTGGAGGTGAAGCCGCCTTGCGACTTCTGCTGTGTGCGCAGGAAGTTTACGCTCATAACGCTTGAGTGTTAGGGTACATTGAGGCGAGCATCCTGTTGGAGGCCTCGATGGCGATACGGGTGGCGGCCTGTGGCATGGTATCGTAGAAAGACTCTTCGATGATCTCCTGCATGGGGATACCCTGCCTGTCGCCGCGCCAGACGGCGTTTCCTTCGTTGGCGATCTTGCGCGCGATGAGGAATGCCAGACTGTTGAGCGTGATGCCGGGGGCCTGTATGCCCTTGACCTGGATCCAGTCGGCGATGGCGGCGAGCGGAGGGAAGCCACCGGGAGGGCGGCCTTCAACGGAGAAACGCAGGTAGTCGGCGGTGAGCAGCTCCACGGTGTCGGGCTTGGTGACAACGACCTGGTATGCGTCAAGGCTCTGGCCGGTGGCCACAAAGTCGCGCGCCTGCTGCTCGGTGATCATCGCCTCGGCCACGCCCTGCGCCCAGTCGGCAATGGCGGCTTCCACAGTGGAGGGTCTTCCGACCTGACGGGTGATGCGTGCCATCTAACAGTAGTAAGTTGTACGCAGGGCACTCAGGGTGAAGGTCAGCCGCACGCCCGTGAGGGTCTTGTCGTAGACCTTCACTTCGCCCAGCAGGTTCAGGGAATATGTGGAAGGTACGGGCAGGTCGGAGAACTGCGTGGGCAGCTTGTCGTAGACCGCGTCAGCCCCCGCTATGCAGATGTCTCGCAGAGCGTCACCCTGCACGGTGTTGTCGTCGAAGTCCGCCAGCCGCAGGATGCGGATCTCCACGGGCCACGAACGGAACACCGAGCCGCCCTGCACCTGTGGGTGGTCAACGGTGGGCAGGTTGTTGTATATGAAGATCGTCTTTCCCGACAGGTCGATGCGGTCCACGTCTGTGGAGGCGTCCGCGTCGGTGGCACGCAGGAAGACCGAGTCGGGGATGGCGGCTACTATGGCCTCAAGGCCGGTGGATATGTCGGAGGCGTTCATGCGGGTATCAGTATGTGGCGACAGGAAAATCCCCCGCAGTTCACCCATATATTCTCCGCGTTGGTGCCGGGGATCTTTCCGTCCCAGTCTTCGTCTGCCCAGCTTTGGATCTGCTCGGCGGTGTAGACCTTGTCCACGCGCTGGGCGCAGAAGTCGCGGTTGCGTTCATCCTCTGGGCCCATGTAGAGGAACCGGGTGGACCCCAGGTCCTCGGCGTATATGGCGTAGAGCTCACGCTCGTACTGCTCTACGGTGGTGGTGACCTTGGTGACGAAGTAGGCGTGGAGAGCCTCGCGCAGGTCGGTGGTGCGGTGTTCGAGCTCGCCCTTCTGGCGGCCGGAGCCGATCATGGCGAAGGCATCGTTGATGTAGGGGCTCATGACGGCCAGCATCGCCTGCTCATCGTCGAGCACCCCGGAGAGGGCGTACAGGTAGCGGTCGTACATCTGTGCGGCCTGCTGTATGGCCTGCGGGGAGGCTTTGGACGAGTAGCGTTGGGAGACCTCCACGCCGATGGTGAGCATGGCGTCAAGGAGCCCCTGCACGCGCGCCTCGTAGGCGGGTGAGTTGAAGAAGTCCTCGAACACTCCGGCGATGGCTTCGACCTTGAGTGTGTTGAAGGCCCCGCTGGTGAGTCCTGTGGGCCCCTCCTCCATGGAGCGTACCAGCGGGATGACACGGTTGTAGAGGGCTGTGCCGCTCTTGTCCATGCCGTCAAGAAATGCGTCCACGTACTTTGCCGCCGCTGACATGGCTGTAAAGCTAATGAACGGCGCGCCCACTGCCAACAGGGCGGCCTACCATATTGCTGTAGCCGCTCACCGGGTAGGAGTCCCCTACGGTGTTGTTGCGCTTGAGCTTGGTCTGCACCACGTAACGCAAGGCGTCCATGGCGTGATTGAAGGCGTCGATGGGTTCCCCGTCGGCGGAGTACTTGTAGTTACGCATCTCTTTGAGCACGTTGGTGGAGCGTGCCGTGACCACAAGGGAGAACTCTCTGATGCGGTGGATGCCGGCGCGTATGGAGTCGGGACCCTTGACGGAGGGGATGATACGCAGGCCCAGACGACGCATATCTTCGATGCTCTTGGGCTCGGCGGAGTCGGCAACGTAGAGGATATCCTTGGGCAGGCGGTCGAATATCTCGCTGTTGACCAGCCCGCGCTCGTATACGACCTCATCGATGAAGAGCGTCTGGGCGGCCATGCCCACGCGTACCACGGCGGTGGGGTCGGTGGCATAGCCCCAGTCGATGCCCCCGTAGATGATCTCCACGTCGGAGGGAAACTGCGCCACGATGGAGGGCTCGGGGAACACGGTGCCCACCAGGCGGCCGTACTCTCCGGTGCCGAACACTTTCCACAGTTCGGGGTCTACGCGCTGGAGGTATTCGATCTCGCGCTTCTCGTCGGCAGTCAGGAACGGGTTGTCACGGTAGGTGGACACGATGGTGAGCACATCGCCGAGTTCGGTGGCGCGCCGCTGCTCCAGCTCTGTGCGTATCCAGATGTCGGGGATGTCGGGGTTGAAGTCAAGGAACACGCGTCGGGAGGTGCGTATGAGCAGCTGGATGAAGTCGGCGTGGGTGATCTCGTTGGCTTCCACCAGGTGGAGGTATGCGCGCTTGCGTGAGCGTATCTTCTGGGCGTCGTCCAGGGCGAAGAACTCCACCATGCGCTCGCCGAAGGTGAAGGTGAACTCCGTGCGGGAGTGCTGCACCTGGACGCCCATCTGGGAGAGGATGGCAATGAAGTCGCGGTAGGCGGAGGCTTTCAGCGCGGGCAGGGTGGCGCGTATGACGCTCCACACCCCGGAGGGCTCGTAGGGTGAGTCGTTGGCGATCTGGCCGGAGACGAGCCACCGGGCCGCCAGCTGGCACAGAGCCCATGTCTTGCCGCTACGCGTCCCCCCTCGGTTGATCGTGATCTTTGCCGTTGAGTGCTGGTTGCGCCGGAATATCGGGGTTACTTTCAACGTCTATGATTTTGATGGGCGGTACTTCGGTGGTCTCTACCGTTGTCTTAGGGAATCCCTCGATGCGGTTGGCGATGAACTCCGCCGCGCGCGTGTCGCCTGCTTTGGCTTTCTCGATCTGTGCGGAAAGGACTTCTTGCCACTCGTCGCCCTGCTCGAGCATGATCTTGAGGCGGGTGGCGATGTTTAGGGCCCCTTTAGGGCGGCCTTTGCCGATGCGCTCGGGGTACTTCTCAAAGCCGTCGGGTCTCATAAGTTGTTATATCCGTGTTGTAAATGTACGGTTTCCTGCGGGAGATATGGAACATTTCGAGTGCCGCCCGACCGATATGTGCGCGGAGGCCCCCATCGGCCTGTGTACCGGTGAAGTAGATGAATTTTTCAAGTTCACCGAGCAGCTGCTCCGGGCTATCGGGGTGTGCGAACATGGGGCTGGTGGGTTTGGGGTAATCTTTCAGGCGGAGGTATTTGGCCACGGTGACGCGGGAGATGTGGAGTTCTTTGGCGATCTGCCGGTTGCTAAAGCCTTCGCATTGCAGGATTTTGATTTTCGTGATCATCTCTGGCGATAGGGCTACGCCGTTAATAGCCCGGGCTGCCGGGTATAGTTCTTTGAACATAGGAGGGAGTGTGGGTTTGTTTTGGTCGTACAGTCTGAATTTGTTTTTCATCGTTTAGGGGTATTTTTTGTTAATGGGGGGTGCCCACACCTGCACAGAGTTAGCCTTACCCAGTAAAAAGTACGTACTAAGCCGGGTGGGTCTATTTTATAATTCATTGAATATTAAGTAGTTAGTATTAAGGTATAGGATTAATTGGGGGTATTTTAGGGTGGGGGGTGCCCACACCTGCACACTCTGCACACAGTTCAATCCTTGAGGTATTTTTGTATTGTCGTCCTGGACACCCTCAGGGCTTTGGCTATCCCGCTGACAGTCATCCCGGCCTGTGCCATCTGGCGTATCTTATTGATGGCTGCCGTGGGTGCGGCTACTCCATGGCGCAGCTGCACGTCTCCGGCAAGGGCGCGGAGTTTGCGCTCCAGGAGGTTGTTGCCGTTTCGGTCGGTGGCAAGGTCTTCGATGCTGGCCACGTATGCCAGTGAGAGTTCGGCGATATGGAGGTGTGCCTCCAAATGGTCTGGGTGTATAGCGTCGAGTTTTCTCACGTGGGCGTTGACGGCGGCCCTTCGGTAGGCGTCCCGGACGGCTCTCACGATGAAGCCGTAGATGTCATTATCCTTGTCGTAGGAGGCCCATATTCGTTCGATGTGGTCTTGGGCCTGTGCCATATCGGGGGAGTAGGTACGTGGTTCGGCCCGGGCGGTGGTTATTCGGGACAGGTCTCCCGGGGAGAGGTTGATTCTGTCGTATCCGGTGGTGGGCATGGGCAGGTGGAGGTACGTGAACCGGGCTGCCAGTCCGTTGAGGCGTCCTTCGCCGTTGATGAATCGCTCGGCCACTCCCGGGGTGCAGGCCAGCAGGGCGGCGAACAGGTAGTTTCCGCCGCGGGTGTGGCGTTTGGCCAGCAGGGTGTTGTATTTGACTTCCTCGTTTTCGAGGAACTTACGCAGGACGGAGGATTTTTTGGCATTGTAGTCGGCTCCCATGGAGGCGATCAGGCCGTCGGCTTCGTTGTCGACCATGAGCATGGTTTTGTATCTGGCCAGGCTGTCGACCATGGCCGCCTCGGTGGCTCCCCCGTCGGAGGTGATCATGGGTTCGGGAACGGCGGCGCGTATCTGTGTTTGGGAGGGTTTTTTGTCTCCGCAGGAGCTGATGAAGTCGTCGACGGCTTGGTTGTAGGCGATGGCTTCCAGGCGGTCTACCGTTGAGGCGATCATGGTCAGGCCCCGTTGGAGGACGCTTTTGCCGGAGCCGGAGTGGCCTACCAGCATCAGGGCGGTGGTGGCGTAGGTGGTGCTGCCCAGCCACTCGATGCGGGTGGCAAGGAAGGTGGAGTTGAAGACGGCCTCCAGAGCCAATTGCGTGGCCTGTGGCGAGACTATTTGCTGGGGGGTGTCTCCTACCACCGGACGGGCGAAAGGCCCGTATAAGCGCTCCCATTTGTCCACAAGGGCATTCACGTCTGCCGGGGTCTTCAGGGAGTTGCTCTGACGGGGCATATTGGACAGGAGTGCCTTGGTATTCTCAAGTGACACCCCGGCTCGTCGCAGGTGTCCGGTGAGCGACATTGCCGTAGCGTTGTTCAGCGGCAGCCGTTCGGCCACGCGGTAGGGCTCGGGAGGCGTCTCCCACCGGGCGGTAGGGGGGGCGGCGGCGGGGTCGATGCGGTAGGGTGTGGCCTCGGGGTTGTAGCGGGCGTGTGGGTCGTGTGACAGAAACCGCATACGGTCCAGGCTGGCCTGAGAGCGCGAGGAGGAGATGTTTAGCTCTCTCTCCACGGCCTTGGCATAGAGCTCGTACTGCTCTGCGGAGGCTGCGGCCTGTGGGGGCAGCAGGATGCCCAGAGCCCTGCCGGGAGCCCCGGAGGGGGAGACAAAGGAGAACAGGATATGATCTTCCAGGTGGTCGAAGGGCTCTCCGGTCTCGTGGTCGATGACCACCACGGGGTTGATCACCCCGTCGCCCAGGTGGAACTGCACGGAGGGCAGGGTGGTCTCTTTAAGTCTGCGTCGGGCCTCTCCACTGGCTGCCCGTATGGCTTGGATGCGGTCGCGCAGGTCGCCACCCAGGATCATGTCGACAGTCTGCTCCAGGGTGATGTAGGTGAAGGCCTTGCGGCGCGTTACGCCCTGGGGGAAATACTTTACGTTCATTAGGGGGAAATAAAAGACCCCTGCCGGTGCATCAGCAGGGGTCAGTTGAAACTTAAGTCTCCGGGGCTGTGACAACAATGCACCACTCTCACCGCCCCGATCCTGTCAGTTCAGGATGGGTGCAAATTTAGAAAGGCAGTCCGTCATATGCAATAAGTTTGGTCCCCCCCTGACTCATCGGGTCTCCACCGGAGAAAAGGAGCTCCAGCGACAGGGAGGTTTTGTTCACTATTGCGATCTGCTCGGGGGTGAGGCTCTTGACTGGTGCGGGCACCAGGGAGTACTTGGTCTGCTCTTTGGAGGTACCCGTGCGCGTGACGATCACGTCATAGCGCGAAGGGTGGCCCCAGTCGGGGGATGAAGATAGCGACTGTATACTCTGCATGAGGGTCTTCTGGGTGATCTCAAGGATCTTGACCTGGTCGTTATGCAGTACGGCCATAGCCCAGAAGGGCCGGGCGTCAGCACCGGGGTTCTGCGCTCCCAGCGGAGTGCGCCGCGGCTTGCGTCCCCCGTCGGGGGTGTCCGTCCAGCTCACCGAGCCGACGATGGGGTTTGAAATGATTCGGAAGCGTGTGGTCCCTGCCTCCAGTTTGAGATAGGCCGTGGACCCTCCTTGAGGGGCCGCGTAGCCGGGGGGAAGAAAGTTTTCCATAAATGTTGCGCAAATGTACACATTATATATACATTTGCACCATGCAAGACCAGATATTTAAAAACGTGCGCACGCCCCTGCGGGGGCTGCGTGCCCTGCGCAGGATCGCCAAGGTGCGAGGCCTGACGGTGGGCAAAACCGTGGCCGCTTTGGCCGAAGAAGAACTCAAACGTATCACCCCCGAACCCCCCAAACCATGAGCGACTACCTCAACGGCGAGCAGATCATCACCATGGCACACCGCCACGACCGCAACGTGCGCGGCGTATGGGCCTCCATGCTGCCAGACAACCGCTACTGCGTGAGCACGCAGGACTCCTTCCTGGTGTACCTGATTCAGGACGGGAGACCTGTGTACATCTGTAACATCTCTCAACCGCCACACGGCTTTAAACAGATCCAATGACACTCCTTGACCCGCGGCGCATCGGCCGCATCACCGCATCGAACTTCTACAAGATCATGGCCACCCCCCGCGGCGGCGGCTTCTCACAAGGAGCCCTCACCTACCTGGACCAGGTGGTGGGCGAACGGCTCACCGGCCTGCAGACACCCTCCGTGGGGTCAACGGCCACTATGTGGGGGCTGGAGCAGGAGCCCTACGCCCTGGACCACTTCGCCACCGACTACCACCCCGTGGAGGCCGCCGGCTTTGTGGAATACGGCATCCACGCAGGCTGCACCCCCGACGCCAAAGTGCTCGGCTCCCTTATGGGCGTGGAAGTCAAATGCCCGTACTCATCGGCTACGATGGTCAAAGTCCTGCGCCTATCGGATATCCGTGAGGAGTTCCCCGAGCACTACTACCAGGTGATGAGCTCCCTGATGTTCACCGGCTGGGACAAGTGGTACCTGGCGTACTACGACCCCCGCATGGGCCCCGAATACCGTATGAAGGTCTTTACCTTTGAACCGGATGCCAATGAGTTCCTCTCTATGTCCAAACGCCTCAAGGAGGCTATAGAATATGTCTCAGCTCCGCTATCCTAACGTCCCGGCCCACGCCCAGCCAAAGCCCAAGCGGTACAACACCGCTTCGGCTAACGGGCTCACGGCCTATGTTGTGGACCGCCTCAATGAGATGCCTCGCTCATGGGCCCGCCGCGTGTCCAGCGAAGGCCGCTACCGCAAGGGCGATACCGTCACCGACGTGCTGGGCCGCAAGGTCACCATGGCAGGCCGCTACCTGCCCGGACTCAACGTGGGCATGGCAGACATCATCGCCTGCGTTAACGGCCGCTACGTGGCCATAGAGATCAAGATCGGCCGCGACCGCCTGCGCCCGGAGCAGGAACGCGAACGGCAGCGCATCACCGAGGCCGGAGGACTGTACTACGTGATACGTACCAGAGAAGATGCCGACGCTTTGATTATCGCAGGGCCTGTGATATAAGCCACGCCACGGTCAGCACCAAGGCCATGGCCGCGACCATGCCCAGAGCCACGCACCCCAAAGCCCACAGCAGGGCATCGGGCGTGGGCTTGTACTCGAAGTCGGGGTCGATGTCCAGCCGCGACCTCATACGCTGGCCCTATAGGTGTCCCATGCGGTGTAAAAAGCCTGCTCTTTGCCACTCAGTGAGGAGCCTGCGAAAAGGCAGGCGCATACGACCTGCGTATTCATCCCCTGCCCCAAACTCCTGAGAGCCGTGAATGGCTGCACCGGGTCAAACGCTGATATGGGGATGACCGTAGGGGTCCCTATTAAAGAGCCGTTGCCGAAGTACCGTATGGTCCCGTCCGGCGTTCGCTGGGAGAGGTGAAACTCCGACAGCCTGACGTTAGGTGTGATATATCCTCCCGGCCAGGAGACAAACCCGTCGCCGAAAGCAGACAACAGCAGCCGCAGCAACGCTGTACTCGAATTTTGCCCGCACAAGTCAAAGTTTGTGGAAGGGAAATCCCTTAGGTCACACCCTATCGCCCCGTTGTCCTGCTGCATCCTCACATTGGACGCTCCGGGGTAGTAATTGGTATCC